TGCCTTCCATCTGCTTGGAGAGCGTGCCGAACGTGACCGTGGACATGAACACCACGTCCGGGTCGCCGCCGAGGTTCTGCACCGCGGCGACGGCATCGACGAGGGCGTTCGCGATCGAGCGGCCGTAGGTCGCGTCGATACGGATGCCGCCGAGGAAGTCCGGCTCCAGCGTGCGGTCCACGCCGTAGAACGGAGTCGACGTCGGTGCCGCATCGGGCACCCAGTCGGCGAGGCCAGCAGCTGCGAGCGTCGCGTCACCGTTCAGGTACAGGTAGTCGCCCACCGCTGCGGTGCCGACGCCTGCGCTGATGTTGCCGGTGAACGTGATCGTTCCCGCCTGGCGCTGCACCGATGCGACGGTGAGCGAGCCGGCCTTGATGCCGGAGCCGTCCGCCGCCGCGGAGAGCTGCGCAACCTCATCCTTACGCCAGCCCCAGACGTCCGCTGCGTCGGTGAGCGTCGCGATGGCGACGTTGACCGCTGCGTTGTTCATCTTGCCGGCGCTACCGCTCTTGGAGCGGAAGAAGCGGTAGTTGATGTAGTTGCCCTCGGCCTGGATGACGCGATCGAACTCGTCGAACGCCGGCTCGAACGCGTCCATGTCGCCCGTCGCCGTCGCCTCGATGGTCTCGTTGTCGACCTTGCCGAGGCGATAGTGCTTCGTGCGCGTGACTTCCCACGCCTCGTAGAGAGACGTGTTGGCGTTCGCGTTGGTGATGGCGACGCTGAAGGACGACGAACCGCCGCCAGGCAACGCGTAGCCGAACGGCTGGACCCACTTGCGGCCTCCAACCATCTTCTTGTTGGACTTCTTGACGAGTCCGAGTGCGGTGTTCTTCTGGAATGCGAGCTTGGGGACCTCCTTATCGGAGTAGTGGTCCTTGAGCATCGGGTCGAATACGGTCAGGTCTAGCTGCGACATGGCAGCCCTCGGTCTTTCTCGACGAAAAAGACCTGCTCACTCTGGAAGCGCTACGTCGCTTGGCGCTTCTCCAGTTCCGCGCGCATCTTGGCGCGGCTACGGCTACGTGCAGCTTCCTTGTCGTACGGCGCGTCAGAATCGACGGGCGCGGACGGCTGGACAGGTGCGGTACTGGCGTTCGTGAGCGTGCGTGCGACTTGACCCTGAGCCGCTCCCTGGTGCTTCGCTTTGTCCGCCGGCACGTGCGTGACCGGTGTGGGCAGGCGGGAAAGTTTCTGGCGCTGCTTGTCGTGCTGCGCCTTGAAGTGGTTGTTTGCGAGCTCGGCCGCATTGGGCCAATCGCCGACGAACGCGTCCGGCGCGTTGCCGGCCTTCACGTGCGCCGCGTGCTGCGCCTTGATGACGTCCCAGACGATCGCGCCCGGGTCATCCTCGAGCATGAGGTGCTGGTACTTCGCTGCGTTCTCCGCGAGCGCGAGCGTCTTGCCGATGCCGTCGACGGCCATCGATTCCATTTGCTTTTGCTCGGTCGCCATCCGCTCGTCTGCTTGGCGCTTCTCGAGGTCGGCGGTCTTCTTGTCGGCCGCGGTCTTGTAGGACTTCGCGACGCGAAGCGCGCGCTTGGCGTCGGCACGGGTGCGGACCTCCTGCGACGCGCGCAAACCGAGACCCTTGTCCGACAGCTCGGTAACGAGGTCGGCCATCTCTTCTTGCATCTCGTCGTCGGTCGCGGCCCCGGTCCATTCCTTGATGAGGTCGCGGATCGTCTGGAACGGGTTCTCGACGTAGCGGTCAGCCGCCGATGCGAGGGTCTCGGCGCGCTTCTCGCGCTCCACGATTCGGGTCTCGCGATCGGCGATGGCCTTCTCGCGCACGTCGAGCTCAAGCGCCTTGCGGCCCGCGGTCGGGTCGAGGGCCGGAGCGGCAGCCGCAGCAGGTGCACCTGCTACCGGGGAAGGAGCCGTCGCGGAGGACGACGGCGCGGCTGCTACCGACTGATCGGGTGGAGGGATAGCGACCTCTTCGTCGCCGTCCCCGTTCGCGATCTGCTCGGCGAGGGACTTCGCAGCCCCCGCGAACAGCTTGCGTGTCTTGTCCGAGACCGAGCGCCGATAGATCGGGTCGTTGTCGCCCGCGGCAGCGCCCACGTCGCCAAACTCCGGCGCATCTGCACCGTCAGGCGGCGGAACGGCAGGCATGTCGAGGTCGGGCGCTTCGGTGTTCTCGGTGTCGCTCATTGGATCATCCCTGGAGGAGCCGGCATCCCCGCCGCCAGCTGTGCAGTCATGCCGCCCATCGGATCCAAACCAGGACCGGGCGGCGGAAGCATCGGATTGCCCGCCTGCGCGGCCGGGTCGGGCGGAGTGGTGCCGAGCGCGGGCGTCGGCGCGGACGGCGAACCAACGCCACTCGCGAGACCCTCGAGCATCTGGAGCGCCCAGCGGTAGCGTCCCTGGACCGTCTCCTCGTCCTCGGTCGGAGGCGTGTGCGAGTCGGCCATCTGGTTCGCGAGCTCGCCGTTCGCCATCTCGGTCGCGAGCTGAATCTGCGCGACGTGCTGCGGTGTCGGCATGAGGCCCTGCAGGTCGATGGAGAGGTCCGCGAGGGACTCGCACCATCGCTCGAGCATGCGATACGGGCCGAGCATGTAGCGGTTCGCGCGCGCGATGTCGGGCTCGTCAAACAGCGCGGCGGCCTGCATCGGGTTCTGCAGCAGGCCCGCGGTCTTCATCTCGTTGACCTGCGCGAGCTTGCCGCTGCGCGCGTCAGGGAGGAAGTTGATGGGCTCGAGATTGAGGTGATAGTCGCCGCTGTCGATGTCGACCTTCTCCCACTCGATCTCGTCAATCCATGGCGCGAGCTCGACCGGCTCGGCGTCCTTAGCCTTCTGGTCCTTGGCGAGCGCGCGGGCCTCGTCGAGGATGCATTGGCCGATGTCGACGCGGAACATGGCGTACTGCAGCTCCACGTGAGCGAAGCGGTCGCTGTCGATGTCGTACTGCGTGTCCAGCGCCTTACCGGACGCCCCGTTGCCGAGCGAGCTCTTGCTGGTCGCGGCGGCCTGGCTGATGCCAGCCATCTCGTACGCCTGCTGGATGCGCCACTGGAGGTACGAGAGCACCGCCGGGTTGAATGGCAGCGGCGCGATGTACTCGGGCCGTGCGCCGTCGTGCTCGACGATGGCGGGGTTGCGAGCCCGCATGTGGTTCTTGTTGACGTTCGAACCGCGCGGCAGGAACACCTTGAGCTGCATGCCGAGGCTAATGCCCTCGCCCATGTCGCGCAGCATCGAGTTGACCTCTTGCTGAATGGGCGACGCCGGCTCGACGAGCCCGGTGCCCCAAAAGCCGTCGATGGCCTCGTTGAACTGGAAGAACGCGAACGGGAAGCGCGGGCGCTCCCAGCATTCGTGACGCAACGGCGCCAGGCCGCGCACGGCGATGACATGGCAGCCATCGTCCGCACCAGGAACGCTCGGTAGGTGCCACGCCTCGCCGACCTCGAGCATGTCGGCGTCGCTGATTTCCTCGAACGCCAGCCAGTCCTCGCGTGCGGCACGCGTGACCTTGCGCAGTTCGTCGGCGCGCTCCGGGAACATGCCGATGAGGACGCCACGGTCGATGCGCTTGAGCTGCGCCATCACGCGAGGCGTGCCGTAGAGCGACTCGGCCGGGTCCGTGAACAGCTCGCGCCGGGGCACGCGCTCCACGCTGATGTCGCCGCCGTCGCGGTACGCCTTGATCACGCCACTGCCGCGGATGAGGCCGTCGCGCGCGCACAGCGGCGACATGCGCTCCACGTCGGGCTTGCCCATCTTGCGACGGAGTGCGCGGCTCGCACGCTTGGCGAACAGCTTCTCGCTCGGCCCTGCATCGTCAGCGCTGATGACCGGGAATGGCCGGCGCTTGCCGATGCGAGCGCGCAGCGTGTCGACCATCGACATGATGATGTTCTGGCGGCTCTGCTGCGTGCGCTGCGTCGCAACGCCCATCGTGTTGTTCAAGGGCGCGCCGATGGGCGTGTCCTTGTAGACCGCCTCCCACAGCACATCCATCATGGAGCGGCGACGGTGGTGCGAACGCAGGCGATCAATCCACCCAAACATCGCGCTCGTACACGACTCGCCTTCGAGGGACCACCACACGCCGGTCGGAGCCGTGTCGGTCTCCTCTGCCTTGGCGTCACGCTCGGCGCGCTTGGCCATGCGACGCGAGTAAGCGCCGTCCTCGTGGTAGTGGCGCGAGCGCGCCTCTGCCTTGGGCTTACGCTTCGTTGCCACCGACCGAAGTCGGCGCGGGCTCTGGTGCGCGAAGCTGGTTGTTGGTCACGAGCGCACCGCCGGCTGCTCTTCGTCGTCGACGAGGTCAGGCGGAGCGCCTGCATCCTCCATCGCCTTCGCGAACGCGGGACCGCCCCACTCTTCGATGATGCTCTTGGTTTCGCGCGGTGCGGTCACGTTGCCCGGCTTCGTATCGCCGAAGATGACGGGCATCTCGATCGCAGCGTCACCGACGCGGATGCTCGATACGTGGAAGCCCTGCGCGCGGAGGTGCACAGCAACAGCGATCGCGGCGTCCGCGTCACCATTGCCAGTCACCGTCTTGACGCTCGGCGGCGTCTTCGAGCTCGGCTTCCTCACGTGCCGTCCATTCTGCCGAACCTGGCGGCGGAGGCAAGTCCTCCTCGCGATAGCGATGGTGGTAGCTCTCGCGGTGCGCGTACAGGCCGGCGTCGAGGCAATGGTTTGGCGTCGTTGGGTCTTCGACCTGCTTGCCGGACGCGCTTCGACGCGGCGCCCACCGATGGACGCGAGCCTCGGCGATGAGCGGTGACCCACGGCGCATCTTGTACCGGCGCTTGCGGATGTCGGTGTTCCACTGCTTGATGGCGACTTCCTTGTTGGTCTTCTCCGCCTCGACGATGGCGATGCCGTAACGCGCGACCCACTTCTTGGACCAACCCTTGACGGCTGACTTGCCGCCGCCGCCTGCGTCCGCGATGACGAGGCCGATGTGCACGCGCTCGCGCACGCTGACCATGATCTCGAACATCTCGTCGTAGTCAAGGCCCGGCTTCTTGTACGCGGCGACCTCGTAGAGGTTCTCGTCCTGTAGCGACCAGGCGTCGAGCACGTACGCGTAGTCGTCGCGGGTGCCGAGGTCGTTCGCGAACGCGAAGAAGTAGTCACGCGGTGGGTCCTCGAGCATGCCGGGCAGATCGAGAAGAGCTGCGCTGATATCGGGCAGCCCGTCCTCGCCGAGGCGATGGTCCGCGTAGAACAGCTCGTGATCCGGCACGACATGCACCGCGTAGACGAAACGCGCATCGCTCTTGACCCACACCGCCAGCCACTCGCGCTGGAAGTCCGGATCATCCTCGGTCCATCCGTTCTCGACGAGCGCCTTGAGCGCAGTCTCGGCCCATCGCTCCTCAGGCGTGGCACCGAAGTATGGGTTGTCGATGACGCTGAGCTTGAAGACCTCCCATCCTGTCTTGCGCTGTGCATCGTCGCGCGTGATCTCGTAGAAGAATCCGGCGAGGTCCTTGCCGGGCGTGCCAGTGATCCACACCTCGGCGCGGAAGTCGGCCATCGCGGGCACGATGGTTCCGTTGTAAAAGCTTTCGAGGATCTCGACGAAGCGCGGGTCTTGAGCCTCGTCGATCCAGAACACGTGCTTGGCGACACCGCGCAGCTTGCCGAGGTCACCCTCGGAGTCGGCGCCCATGAGCTCGATGCGCGAACCGTTGGAGAAGTCGAGCGCGAGCTCGGTCTCGCGGACCTCGACCTCCTCGCCTCCAAGGAGATATGTGTCGACGTTGCGGCCCTCGATAAACGTGCCGTAGCGCGCAAGGATGTCGACGAGACCGTTCTTGGTGTCGGTCTTCCAGGCGCGCGCGCGGGCCTCGATCTTCGTGTTGTGGATGACGACGGCGCGGAAGCCCTGCGCGGCGTTGTGTCCCTCGAGGGTAAGAGCGCGAGCCAGCAGTTCGTGGCAGCCGCCGGTCGTGGCGCCCGCGCGCCGAGACTTCGTGGTGGTCTTGCGCTTGGCGAGCCCACGAAAGAACGCGCGCTGCTTGTCGTAGAAGAATTCGCGCAGCGTCGCGGCCATCGCCGCAGACAGCAGCACCTTGGCCAGTCGCTCACGCTCCGCGCGACGGCGCGCCAGAAGCACGCGTGCGCGGTCGGGGTCCATCAGCCGCCCGTGACGGTCTTCTCTGCTGCCGCGGTGAACTGTGCGAGGAGCGCGGTGTAGTCAGTCTTAGCTGACTCGTACGCAGCAGCGGCCGCGCGCAGGCGGACCGCAGCGAGCGAGTAGCGCCGGAACAGGTCCGCGGTGTCGCCGGTCAAGACCTGGTCGCTCGTGTCGAGGTCGACCTTCACAGCTTGTCCTCGCCCTTCTTCTCGGGCTTCGGGTCGTCCTCTTCGCTCACGTACGCGATGTTCGTGAGCGGCACCTTAGTGCGGCGCTCGACGCCCTTTGCCGTCTTGTAGGTGAAGAGGATGTGGTTGTTCTTGTCGGTGCAGGTGATGTGCTTCTGGCGCATCTCCGATGCGGACCAGAACTCGTCACCGGCCTGCGTGAGGTTCACCGGGCGTTGAAACGCGACGTACGTGATCATGCGCTCTCCTTCTGGTCCTTCGGTCTCTTCCAGCGCTGCAGCGACTTGCTCACGCGGTG